TTGTGCCCCATCATCCAAGCAGGGAACAGATAACTAGCAAATTCTGACTTAGTGTGTCTTGGTGGCATGTTTACTATCAATCTAGAAATTTTTTTATCTTTGATGGCTTCTAATTTTTTAGCAATGATTTTATGGTGTGCCCCCTCTATGAAGTCGGGCCATATACTTTTTACAAAATTGCCAAAGGAGTCCCTAGAACTTCTAGCTGCTTCGAGTTGTACTTTCTTAAGCTCTAGTTTTTTCAAGAATAGCAAACGCTCTTCTTGAGACATCTGGCTCAGATCTGAATGAAAATCGCTCATCTTTTGTCTGTATATTTATATACTAGTCATACATACTATGTACTTTGAATTTAGGGTGTACCCCCTTCAATGTCAATTACAATGTATTACTTCGTAATACCTTAGTATCTCTTTAACCAAAAAAAATTTCATACTTCAATTTTTTTTGGTTAGGCAAATTGAAAAAAATCCACAAGGACAATAGCAAGTAAGAAAATTTTTAGATTTTTTTGAAAAAATGCCCCTGCCCAAAATGAGCAGGGGCAGGAGCAAGATTAACTAAGCAATATATTTTTTATAATCTTGGATCATGTCGATCAATGGATAGTAATCACCACTGGCAACGCAACATTCAACAAAATCATGAATATCTTGTTCAGTCCATTTTATTAACTCTTCATTAGTCGGGACAAAATTATAATAATTTTCCATATCATAATTATAATTTTTATCTAACGAAGTATAAAAATCTAATTTATCATCATTATGATTTTTAAAAGAAAGTTTTGGCGTATCAAATGAAAACTTTTTAACATTCCAATAATCATTTGAAAACCAATTAGCACCTTTGTAATTGCCTAACTTCTCATTAATAATAATGAATTTTCTTGTCATACTATCTAAAAATAAAAACTTATCTTGTTCGATATGATCCTGCAACTCATCTTGAAAATCTTTTTTCAAAATTAAATTAGGATTATGTTTTAACAATGGTTTCAAATAGTGTTCGTTATAATGCCAAGTATCAGAACATTTTGGATAGATTAAAGGTATTGGTAATCTTGCTCCATTATGCATTAATCCAATAGTTCTTTTTTCATTTTTAAATGAAATAAATGGATGACAATTTTTAGTATTTGTTTTGCCTTCGGTGGTAAATCTAAAATGTATTGCCATTTGATTATTTGCATTTTGTTTATGAGTATTAAAAAAGTTTTTTAATTCAGTAAAATTTTTTGGAACGAATTTATCTGAAATAAAATTTTCTTTTTTATCTAAATACATAACACCAAAACCGTTTTGGTTTCTATCGTATGCACTTTCTAAATCTTTATAATCTAAAGATTTAATATCATTTGCTAATATAATTAAACACATTTTTATTCACCTTCACTTTCTATTAATTCTTGATTAGCATTTACAAAATCAGTTATTACCGTTTTGTAATTAGTATAAACATCCTGCCATTCAGTTATTGTTTCCAAATGTTCAAAATGATTTCTTTTGGATAGAAAAAATAAAAGATTAGAAAAATCTTTTGATAAGTTTTTTAACAACCAATCAAAATATTCTATCCAAGTTATTTTTTCATATTCTACAGGATCAGTTTCTTTAATCCATTCTTGAACAGTATGATTAAATTCTAAATATCTAAAAAAAGATAACTGTTTTAAGTTTGATCTAAATATTCTAACTTCAACAGTATCTTTATTATTAAAATTAATAACACGATATTTATAAGCCCTGCCATTCTCATCATCTCCCCTGGTAAAAATCGGATCATCAAATGTCACGGAAGGTATAAACCTACAATAATCTTGATGCTCATCTCTCCCTGCGATATCAACAATCAAATTTCTATTTTTTGGATTGTTATAAAAACAGTTCAACGCCCTCAAATTATTTTCGGAAAAATAACTTCTATTTGTATGAATGTGAATACCACAATCCGATCCGTCATAAGCCTTGCAATATTGAGCGGGTTTCAATTCAAAGAAATCATTCCAAAAATGATTTTTATGATATTGAAAAGAACAGTTAGTAGTTGACATCTCAAAACCTTTTTTAGGATCAAGACTGCCATCTCTTTTACAAATAACATTTGTTTGTTCTTGATTGAAACAATCTCTGAACATTTCAACAACTTCATTTCTTGATTGGTGTTGATAGACCTGCATTTCAATTTCAACGCCTTCAAACTTTGTTGAAGTTTCCCTACCTAAAAAATGAAGTGGATTTCTAGTGTCCCATTCGTCAAGGTTTGATCTCTCATTGTCATTGCATTGGCAATCACGATTGGAATGAAAACTACAATCGCAATCATCACAATACTCTGTGATCTCATCATAACACTCTTGGCAGTATTGGTTTTCACTATCATCTGCACATTGTCTATAATCACGATGCTCTACTTCCTGACAATTATCACAAGTAAAATAATCCTCTACATATGCTTGATGACAAATAAAACCACCTGCGATAATTTCTATTGGATTTTCCTCTAGTTTAACTTCCTGATATGATTGACAATAGAAAATTCTGTAATCATGAAAATCGTAAAATGGTGAAGTGGCTATAAATCTATTTATAATTCTAAATAGACTCTTTTTATAATTAGGCGTATTTCTACGATCTAATCTTTGATTTACATATTCAATAATCTCATCTGAACACAGATCATTATCAATATGTAATCTTTTTTTTAGTTCTCTAATATTCATAATTGTTTTTTCCTTTCTGAATATTCTGATTAAATTATATATAAAAAATCCTATATTTATATAATTAATTTAACTAATTTATAAAAAAAATTATGGGATAAAAATACTGCTGAGTAATAAAATATTACTGTCTTCAACAAGACACAAAAATTAAAAGTAATAAATTATTACTTTTTTACCCAGATCCCAGAGGTAATAAATTATTACTTTTTTTATTTATTTTTAATTTTTTAAGACGACCACAAGCACAAGCAGAAGTTGTAAGACGACCACAAGCACAAGCAGAAATTTCGTGTCGACCACAAGCACGGACAAGCTCAGGCACGTGCCTGGGTGAATCACCAATCAGTAATAAAATATGACGAATCAGAGCTGCCAGAGAAGCTGCTGGAGTCATAAAATATGACCATTTTTTTCTTGACCAGATGCAGCTGCCGTGCTATATAAAATCCTATAAGTGGAGAAAGCACTAAGGTACTTTGAGGTTGAATTAATTACTCAATCAATAGATTACTCTATGGGAGCACCACTTGGCTCGGGTAGTGCCATACGTGTAGACACCGGGGGAACTCCGTGGCGAAAATTAAAACTACCCATATCGAAAGGATAAAATATGATTACAAAAAAACATCTCAAAGAACTGGCCGACATTGTTTACGATGCACTGCAAAAAGCAGAAACATGCACAGGACCTGGTGACCAAGATCTTGAGGCAATCGCAAGGGAGATTAAAAGTTTCGCACAGCGACACGCACCAAACTTCTCGGAGTCACACTGGGACAGCTACATGCACAAGCTCGAGCAACGGGATCAACAGTAATAATTTATTACAGATCGGGGCCCAGCTGCCCCGGTCTGGGTTTCCAAAAAAAATAAAAATAAACTAAGGCACATGCACAAGCACTTTTTTAATTTCAGGCTCAAGCACATGCGTCCATGGTTGATGGACCACGAACAAGGGTTCCACATCACGATAACTAATTACTAGTTCACGCACAAGCGCCCCTGGATAAAAGAAAATGGCCCTCTCTTCCACCCCCTTTGCCATAATAAAATTGTCTTGGCAAAGAGAATAACGCTTTAAATTCCAGGATATTTGAAAAGGAGAGAGATCTAGTTTGTTTCCTTTTGTTAGCTTGAGTTCACACCAAAAAGATATGTTTCGTTTTAATTTATCATCAACAAAAACTCCAAGTAAATCAGGTATACCTGGTGTTCCAAATGTTTCTATTCTTGTCCAAAAGATATTAGGAGTTATCGATCTAACATTCTTCCAAAAAGTTGATTCCTTTCCTCGCTTTGTTGTGGAACCTTTTTTCTTTTCTTTGTCTCTTACTAATCTCTTTCCTCGTTTCAACAATTCTAATTTCGTCCCCTTCGACAAGGACAAGTCTAACTCCGATTTCTTTTTGCTTAGGTTTGAGTTTTGCTCCAGTTCCTCCGACTGCTTTGCCATTTACAATTGTGCTAGGACCTTTCGATGTTTTAACATCAAAGAAATGTGCCCTTTTAGTTTTGGGATTGAATACAATAATATCAATGGGACCTTGATCACAAACATTACTAAATACATAATAGCCTTGTTCAAGAAATCTGTTTATCGCTTTGTTTAGGCTTATCGTTGCCTTGTACTGTCTTGGGTTCAATTCTCATATCCTTGTGTTCGATGATAACTTCTTTGCGCATTTGTTTCAATAAGTTATCTACCTCTTCTAAAGATAGGCTATCAATACCTTTACCAGATTGTTTTTCTTTTTTCTCATAGTAACCAGCTGCTTTTCCTCTGCTAATCTCGGCTGCTAAAGCAGTTTTCAAGTCTGGTTTCATTTCAAAATCATTTACATCATTACTAGTTGGGTTCTCTGCACGAAGTCCAATCTCATGAAGTCTTCGCATATGTGTGGCAGGAGATATTTTGTATTTATTCCAAAGATCTTCCTGCAACGCTCTAATGTAGGCATGAACTTTGGGAAACTCTTTTGGACTTTGTAATTTAGAAGCAGTTATTCTTGCAGAGTTTTCTGCGTACCCCGCTAAGATTGCACACTCTGTTGCAGTCTTTCTATTCTCTTGAGCTACTAGGTGTTCTGCAAAAGCTATTTGCTTTGGTGTTAATTCATCTCGCATTTCTGCAAGTTCTTTTGTTAAAACTATTGGGTCACCGGGACTTCTAAATTTCATATTAATCCTCTATAAAGAAGAAATTTTACCAAATCAAATAAAAAATATATACAAAATAGATCTGCGACCCCCCTCAGAAGAATATGTTATTCTTTCGAAGAATGATTGAAAGAATGAATAATTTATCTACTATTGTTGATATACTTTGATAATAGCTTGTCGAAGAATGAAAGAGTGAGATTTGAAATATTTTAAAAAATATTTTTTTATTTTGTAAATATTCTTCTTTAAGGTATCTTATTCTTTGTCCATGGTCATTGGTTAGTGGTTCGTCTCCTTTCCGAACCTTATACTTACTTTCCTCCTTCTTTTCATAGTAATCAGTTGACCTTGGGCATTGACATATCTATATAAATCTCTATATTATTATATATAACATACAGAAAGAGGTTTATTATGAGTAAAATAACAAAAGAAATGGCAGAATTTTATGTACCAAAATTAGAAGATTCTAATCAATACATAGAGTATTATACAGACTTATATTTTAGACTGTTTAATAATGAAGTATCAGTCCAAGAATTAAGAGATGAATTAATAGATATGTGGAATGACAAAGAGAAGGATGAATTAATAGATATGGCTTTTAAAAAGGGGAGCGAATATGGAAGAACAACACGTAAATAGATTAGTACAAGCAACCAAAAACTCTCTAGACGAAATGTCAGTAGAGCAGCTGAAAGAGATAGAGAAACATATTATAAAGGAACTTGGGAGACGAACAATCAAAGTTCCAGAAAAAGACGATGGATATAACAGTGAAGATAGATCCTCGTAATAAAAGTGGCATGAGCTTTTCAAAAACTTTTATTGGGGATAAGAAAGATATTTTACCCTATATTCAAAAATACATTCAAGAGCATGGCCACATGGAAATAGAGGTCACATCCCAGGATGAAAACCCTGATGTAACTCATGCAGAATTATTTTTAGATTTACCAAAGGTAGAAGATCCCGGTCAACCATACAACGACAAGTATGTTTTAGACAAAAGAGATGAGGCGAGTGAAGAAGAAATAGACTCGATTATAAAACATGAGTGAAAAGATAATACAATTTAAAAAACCTAGACAAAAAAGAAAAGTCGTCAAAGACGATACTTTCGTTGCCAGGCTACCATACCCTTTGACTATACATACTCTAGTAGATATAGTTGAGAGAATGGGTATCGAACACGAAGGGACTGTGTTGCCTGGATTAAAGTATATAGAAAGAACAGTAGTAAAAAAGGAGAGAGAAGAATAATGGAGAAAGTAATTATATTATTACAACTTTGTTTACCTAATGACGGAGTAACTGAGTGTGTTTTTTCAGAACACAAAGTGCAGGACTATCAAACATGTGAAAGAAAAATAGAGCAGCTAGAGTATGAGTTTTCAGATCTCGCTGAGGTATTTAATGTTAAATGCAAGGAGGTAAAAGTATGACATACAACTACGATCACATAATAAAACTTTTAAAAGAAAGATACGGTTGGACAAAAATACCGTTGTTTGAAAAAGAGTGGTGGAAAAAAATTAAGGATGTGAGGTTTTAAATGAACAACAAAGACAGAGCAAAAAAAATAAAAAGTATTTTAGGCCTCAGAGGTAAAGATACTGACAAAGAATACTATCGTGTGGCAGATGTCATTTGCGATCTAAGACATTTCTGTGACGCTAAAAAAATTAATTTTTATGACGAAATGGATAGAGCAGAAACATTTTATGAACAAGAAAAGGAATATGAAGAAGTAAATGTATAGATATTTAGATATACCAGGTTGGTTTAACATGCATGACGCATATGCAAACATCATAAAATTTGTGGATGATGGGCAAACAATCGTAGAGATTGGTTGTTTTACAGGAAGATCCACGAGATATTTAATGGACGGATTGGACTATGCAGGTAAACACAATGTCAAAGTTCATGCCATAGATACTTTTAAAGGCTCTGGTATGGAACATGCGAGTGTAGATTTACGATCTATGTACGATCAATTTGAAGAAAATTTAAGAGAATATATAGATGGCGGTAGAGTTATTGTATATCAGTCAAGGTCAGATAACCCTGATTTAATTAAGTCTTTTGAGGATAATTCAGTGGCTGCCGTAATCGTGGATGGCGATCATACTTTGGAGTCAGTCGAGGATGATGTCTATAATTGGTGGCCTAAGGTAATCGAAGGTGGCATTATGGTTGGTGATGATATAAACTTAGACTCCGTGAAGCAGGGTTGTTACAAAGGTCTATCAAGACATGGAATTGATACAGTCACGCATTGTAAGGGAGAAGAGGGTTGGTTCGCAAAGATAAAACACCCAGACGCAGACAAGTTGGGGGAACAACTCAAACTCATTCCAGGCGTAAACTCTATGAAGTTAGATGGCTAGATGCGTATGAAAAAGAAAGTGGTTGGCATAGTATAAATGATGCCCTCAAAATTAGGCCTCCCGAAGTGCTTTCTGTGGGATATGTTCTCGCAGAAACAGAAGAGTATCTCATTTTGGCAGCGGATATTGGTTCGGATAAAATGGATAATGATGTGGGCAGGGTTCAAGTGATCCCCGGTCAGTGGTTATTGAGCAAAAAAGAAATCACATAAAAGTCAAGTAATTTATTTTAATTTTTATGTAGATATTGACTTGCGAACTTTGATATACTAGAAGTTCTCATGCAAAATTACGAATTAGATAAGAAGAACCTAACAGAGTTTGAGCTCAGAAATCTCCTGATAGCCTCACTACAAAATAAGATATCTAAAATAAAATCTAATCCAACTGTGGTCGAAAAGCCTTCGGCTCAACAATAAAAGCCTTATCTAGCATAGAATCAACTTGGTCTAATAAGTTATCCCAATCCTCTT